AAGGAGATATTCCTAACAAAGAGAAGTTAGATAATATGACCATTAATAAGAAGGGTCAGCCTTTGACTAAACACGTAAAAATGTAGGAGGAAAAATGAGCAAAGATTGGTTAAAAGGCCGAGGACAAGTTTCTATACCTAAACCTGCTAAAGCTGGAGTTAACAGTGATAAAGGAACTGTTAAAGGTGGCGCAGGTCAACCATTAAAAATGGCTGGCAAAGGTCCTGTTAAAGGGACTATGCAAGCAATGGGAGCTGCCAAGAAAGGCGGCAAGTATACTTGGACTGGCGCGAATAATACTAAATGGTAGGATAAATGGCGCATGCAAGTGGAAAATATGCTATTGCTATTTCTGATAGAAGTGGACTGCAATTCCCCTACACGGAAATGGTTAAAGAATGGACAGGCGCATGGGTGCATACAAGCGAGTATGAACCTAAGGCTCCCCAGCTGATGCCACATGAGCATTCACCGGATCCTCAATCATTATTACATCCTAGACCCGCAAGAGTTGCACCGGATACAACTAGGCTTCTTCCAGTAGATCCTTTTTATTTTACTGCTTCAAGCACTACAGTTAAAGTTCGTGCACCTGGTCATGGATTTACAACGTCAGATACAATTATGTTTTGGAATGCAACAAACAGTGGAACAGAAGGAACTACAACACAATTTCAAGGAATGGGTGTACAAGGAACTGATAGGTTTGGAGTGGCCCCTTCAGAATTGGAATCAGCTTCTGGTTACACACCAACACCTGATACCTCTAATGTTACCCCTGATGGGCCGGATCTTGAATCCAATTTTTTCACTATAACAATTAGCTCTACACCTACTGCCACTGGTAACGGAGGTGGGGGATTAGTATTCGTAGGACCTCTAACGGTGAGCGCATGACAACTTATACTGAATTAGTTACACAAATAAGAGATTACACTGAGACAGATGATAATGTTTTAACGTCTGTAATAATCAATGACTTTATAGAACATACCGAGAACAGAATTCTTCGTGATTTGGATATACCCATATTCACTTCACATCAATATTCAAACTTTACGGCATCATCTGGATTTTTAACATTACCAGGAGGGTCTACTCTTACACCCACAGAATTTTCAGTCATTAACAGTGTTCAAATTTATTCGGCTGCGGGCAGTGGAGCTAGAACATATTTAGAACGAAAAGATGTAAGTTATATGAATGAGTACTGGCCTAACAGGGCAACTGAAGGAACACCAAAATATTATTCACAATGGGACTTTAATACTGTATATGTAGTACCAACTCCAGATGCGGCATATTCTGTTGAAGTGAGCTTATCTAAATTACCAAATAGATTGACTTCAACCAATGCCAACACATGGATAGGAGACAACGCACCTGCATTGATTTTGTATGGATGCCTTGTTGAAGCCTTTAAGTATTTAAAGGGACCAGCAGAAATGCTGCAATTATATCAACAATCGTACGAGACCGCTTTACAAGAGGTAGCTGCGCAACAAATGGGCCGTGGAAAACGAGACCAATATATGAGTGGGGTCATTAGAGTTCCCCGCCCATCAATTCAACCTGGGTTGGGATCAATTAAATTACCAACTCAACAAGGAGGACGATAAAATGGCATTTACAGGATCCGCTGTATGTAATAGCTTTAAGACGGAAGTTTTAACGGCTGTTCATAATTTTACAGCATCAACCGGCAATACTTTTAAGATTGCATTGTACACCAATTCAGCGACTCCAACTAAATCTACTACTGCTTACACGACTTCAGGAGAAGTGGCGTCAGGCAGTGGGTACACTACTGCTGGAAACTCTTTAACTAGTGTTACTCCGGCATTAAGTACGGATACAGCATGTTGCGATTTTGCGGATACCAGCTGGACATCTGCAACAATCACTGCTCGAGGAGCTATTATTTACAATAGTGACGCTACCCCGGACAATGAACAAGCTGTAGCTGTAATAGATTTTGGTGGAGATAAGACTTGCACAAGTGGAACATTTACAATTCAGTTCCCAACTGCTGACGCATCAGACGCTATTCTAAGACTAGCATAGGAGTACTATGGCTTTAGTCTTAAATGATCGCGTCAAGGAGACGTCAACAACTGCAGGTTCAGGCACTTTAGATTTAGACGGTGCGGTAACCGGATTTGAAACATTTGTAGCAGGAATTGCAACAGGCAATACTACCTATTATTGTATAGATCATCAAGGATCATATGATGAATGGGAAGTAGGGTTAGGAACGGTTACGGATGCTACACCGGATACTTTATCCCGTGACACTGTAATTTCCAGTTCAAATAGTGATGGTAAAGTAACTTTTACTGCGGGCACTTTGGATGTATTCTGTACATTCCCAGCCAGCAAGACGATGGACATGACCCTAACTACGGCTGGCGATACGATGTACGCCTCCGCAGCAAATACACCAGCACGCTTGGCGGTAGGAACAGGACTATATACTTTGCAAACTAATTCAGGGGCAACCGCACCTGAGTGGGCAGCATCTCCTCAATCAGTCATGACGGCAACAGGAGACATTTTATATGCTTCTGGCGCTAACACACTGGCGAAACTGGCGAAAGGAAGCGATGATGAAGTATTAACACTGGCTTCAGGAGTCCCTTCGTGGGCTGCAGCAACGGTGGGAGATATTACAGGTGTTACGGCAGGTACAGGATTAACAGGTGGCGGAACTTCAGGAACAGTTACATTGACTATTGACACTACGGGAGTTAGTGCAGGGTCATACACCAACACGGATTTAACAGTTGATGCACAAGGGCAGATAACTGCAGCCTCATCAGGTTCATCCGGCGTTACAGCCGGTTTTAGTATTGCAATGTCAATCGCGTTGTAGTATAAGAAAAAAGGAGAAAAATGGCTCAGGATTTTAAAAAAGTATATAAATCTCAAGTAACTGATTCAGCTGGAACTTTACTCACAGCCGATAGTAATGACGCTTTGATTGGTATTAGACTTACCAATATTACAACGTCTGCTATCACAGTGGATGTATGGTTTGATGTGGCTGGTGCTGGTTCTACGGCATCAATAGTATACATAGCTGATGACCTTAGCATTGCACCAAAATCAAGTGTAGAGCTTATTCAAGGGGGCGCTAAAATGGTTATGCAAAATACTGATTTGCTTCGTGCTCAAGCGAGTGCGGCGACATCATGTGCGGTATGGGTTAGTTACGTCGACGCAATTAGTTCATAAGGAGGAAATAATATGGCTGAAACAAAAGACCAAAACGGAACTTTATATATTGGTCAGGAATCTGCCAAAGATGGATTTTTTACACATCAAGCAACCATAGACGGAGATCATTACATTGAATCGGCTGTCTTGGCAGGACCAGTTTCCTATACGGGAACGGTAACAATAACAGGTAATGTAGTTATAGTATGAGTACGTTAAACGTAGATAAAGTAGATCCTAGTACAGGCACGGCTTTAGAGCTGGGTACCTCAGGTGATACTATAAATATTCCTTCAGGAGTTACGATTGCCAATTCTGGAACGGCTACAGGATTCGGTGCAGCACTTACGGGATCAACTAATAATACAGTTACAACTGTTACAGCAGCTAACGCAATTACTGGAGAAGCTAAATTATTATTTGATCCTCCTAAACTAACTATTGGGAACGCATCGGAAGAAGATACTTCCCTAGTATTTGATGGACATGCACAAGATTACTATATTGGATTAGATGATTCAGAAGATGATTTAGTAATAGGATTAGGAAGTGCTGTTGGTACGACAGCTCATATGGTATTTGATGAAGCAGGTTGTGTAACTAAACCATTACAACCAGCTTTTTTAACAGATAAAGATTCAACACAATCTATGAGTACAGGTGGTTATACTTATGTTACTTACGAATCTAATAGAGAAATTTTTGATCAGAATGCAGACTATAATACTGGCACATATACATTTACAGCTCCTGTAACAGGTAAATATTTTCTTTCTTTTAGTAGTCGGAATGATTCCATTGCTTCTACTAAACTTATGAATATAAGAATTGTAACATCTAATCGTAATTATCAAATGGACTGTGGAGGATCAAGCCCTGAAACAAGTCAGGGAACTTTAGCTGTAATTGCAGATATGGATGCAAGTGATACTGCGTATTGTGCATCTACAACTGATGGAGCTACCGAAACTTGGAATTTATTATCAGGATCGTGGTTTAGTGGAGCTTTAATATGCTAATGACGAAACAATCAACCTTAAAGGAGGTATAAAATGGCAGACTTAACAATAACTGTAACCATAGATGATACAGACCAAAAGAGTATGAAAAATGACTTATTGGATATTAATCAATGGGTGCAAGATGCTGTTGAGGGAAAGAAAAGCAATTGCTGGAAAAGGTTTCAGCGAGAGTGGACTACAAAGCTGATGGATGATCCTAGCTTTAATGATCCTATTCCTAGTAACAAAACTGATTTTGTTAATCTTGTTACTGCAAGAGCAGACTACAAGGACAGGGCAACAAGAGAAGCAGAAGCAGAAGCTGCAGCATTAGCAGCACGAGGATAATAAATGAGTAAAATATTCGTAGACCAAATAGACCCAAAAACAGCAACCACGCTGACGCTTGGCACATCAGGCAACACGATTGAGGAGGCTGACTAATGGCATCAGTATTAAAAGTAGATAAACTCGATCCTCAAAGCGGCACGGCTCTCGAGCTGGGCACCTCTGGTGATACGATAACAGTACCAACAGGAGCAGGATTAACAGTTACGGATGAAGTAAAGACAAATAAAGTTTCACCTGCCACAGGAACGGCTTTTTCTTTAGGGGATTCAGGGGACACCTTCACGGTTCCTTCTGGCGCAACACTGGACATTAGTGCATCCACGCTGACGCCTCCAGCAACTATGCC